CACCGTCTTCGAAGCTAAACACGTCTCTGCTTTTTCTAAAGACGATGAGATTTTGGACCGCTATTATCCCCAGTTGACGCACAACATGCTCGTCTGCGGAGTGGAGAAAGCTGTTCTATCCGTCTTCTTTGGCAATCATAAATGGGAAAAGTTTGAAGTAAATCTGGACGCGATTTATTCTGACATTCTTATAAATACCGAAGAAAAGTTCTGGGATTGTGTCAAAACTGGTACACCTCCCGTAACAGTCCAAATCAAAGCGCCTGTCGATGCCGTCCGCAAGGTCGATTTCACAGGCAATAACACATGGGCCAATTTGGCGGCACAGTTGAAGTTAAACTCCATTGGTAAAAAACTATACGACGAAGCCGCCAGTGGCTTGAAGGCTATGGTGGAAGAAGACGTAATTGAAGCCAGTGGTTATGGGATTAGTTTTAAACGTGACAAGCGCGGTGCGCTTCGTATGAAGGGGGAATAATGAAAAAGTATCTTGCAATTATTGGGGCAGCTATTGGTTTGGCCGCCTGTACAAGTGATGCTGATATTGCATCACACAATATATCCCAAGCGGCGGATATGTTTGAAATCAATCGGCGCATTGTGTTCTATAATGGGATCACAGGCGAATATATGCTGACTATTGAAGGATTATGCTCGCTTGGGAATTACGACAAAGCGCGGGAACTATCTGTCACATGCAAGGTTGGGCCAAAAGAATTTAAAAAGCACTTCCTTGGTTTATCAGATAACGTGACATATTTTGCTGAACAGATTCAACCATCGTTGGTAAATGCTTACCAATACCGTGTGATATTTAAACCTCTATCAATCATTCCAGATATAGAATTACATAACTAAGGGGGAATAAAATGAAGACCAGTGATAATATTGAACACCTCTCCACGGCCCTAGCAGCCGCGCAGGGTGCGTTGAAGAACCCGCCTAAGAACAAGGTCAATCCACATTTCAAATCGCACTATGTGGACCTCTCTGATGGTCTCACAGCCATTCGGGAATGCTTTTCAAAGAATGGATTAGCATTCATCCAAGGGACAACGGTGATCGACGGAATGATTGTTCTTAATACCCGTATTGTCCATAAATCTGGACAGTGGGTTGAGTCAGACTATCCTGTCGGTGGCCTTGGCCGTCCTCAGGAAATGGGATCAGCAATGACCTATGCCCGCCGTTATTCGCTCTTCGGATTGGTGGGTGTCGCGGGTGAGGATGATGACGATGGTAACGCCGCACAGGCGGCTGAAACCACGCCTGTAAAGGGTAAATCAGCAAGCAAGCAAATGGAACCCGGATTATCGCCGGATGACAGCACCAAGCTGTTTGGCGTTATCAAGGGGGCGATGGATATGTGCGAAACTTCTGTCCAACTGACTGAATGGGCTACGGAGAACAAGGATAATATCGGCCTCCTCCTCCCCGCTCATCGCAAGGAATTGCAAGACCACTACAAGTCGCGCAGGGATGAATTGAAAGGCAATGGCTGATACCATCTATGTCCGCCGCAATGGGAGCAAGTTGGAACCTTGCTCTCTAGTGGACGAAGAAGCCCTTCTTGAATTCCCTACAGGGAAAGACCTATCGATTACGATAAGCCGCCCACGTAGCACTAAGCAACACAGGTTCTTTTGGGGGCTTCTCCAGAAGATTTGCGAAAACCACAATACATATCGCAAGCCAGAACAACTCTTACTCTGGTTAAAGGTCCGCCTTGGGTATGTGGAAGAAGTACGGTTCCATGATGATAAAATCTGGTGGGTCGCAAAATCCATCAGCTTCAATTCAATGGATCAACAAGAGTTCAAGAAATTCTTCGATAGCGCCTTGGATGTCGTTACTGAAGAGGTAATACCGGAAATAAACCAATACGAACTTCTGCATGAAGTGGAACAGATGATTGGTATCAGCATTGTAGACTTATGGAGTAAATAAAATGGCGTATGAAAAGAAAAACGGCGACTTTGTCTTATTCGTAAATGATCGCAAGCGTGATGATAACGATGCGGATTTTACGGGTAGCATGCATTGGGATGGTGTTGATTATAACGTGTATGTGAAGAAAAAAGTGTCCAAGGCGGGGAATAACTTCTTAGCGGGCAACATTGGAAAGCCAATCCAAAAGAAAGAACAATCTTCTGGTGGATGGTCCGGCTCACAACGCCCTACGCCATCGCCTAAAAAAATGACAACAGAAGTTCCAGAAGATGAGATCCCATTCTGATGTTTACCGTTTATCTTTCACTTGCGGAACTCGTTATGTGCCGGATGATTGGAGGCATGAGATCAACTGTTGCACGAGAACGATTGATTAAAGATACTAAAGTTTCTCCGGAAATGGGTATCACATTAGATGAGGATGGGGTCATCGCGGAGTATGCATTTTGTCAAAAGATGAATATTTTTCCAGACCTTGTTCCATCTCCACGATCCGGATCAGCGGATTGTTTATTTATGGGTAAACGGATTGACATTAAATCAACCCGTTACCGCGACGGAATGCTTCTCGCTACAATGAAAGAAAATCCGGACGTAGATATTTACGTTTTGGCGATTGTATCAGGTAGAAAGGTGGTATTTCCGGGTTTTGCGACGAAAAAACAACTGATTAATCCTGATAACATAACCAATCTTGGGCATGGGGAAGGGTATGGTCTTGCTCAAAATCAACTTACGCCTTGGAAAGAAGAATATTGGGATGGCACGAAAAACGATATCCAGTAAAGCCAGAGTAGCGTTATTTCAGAAACATGGCGGCGAATGCCATATATGCGGGGGTAAAATTAATGTTGGAGAAGCTTGGGACGTTGAGCATGTTATTCCTTTTGCGATGGGCGGGGCGGATGACGAAAGCAATTGGCGTCCAGCGCATATCAAATGTCATCGAACAAAAACGACTGATGACGTGGGTAAAATTGCAAAGGCTAAGAGGCGTGAAGCACGTCACCTTGGAGTTAACGTATCTAGGACGCCGTTACCTTTTGGTAAAAAGTCCAAATTCAAACGCAAATTAGATGGAACTGTAGTTTTAAGGGAAAAATAAAATGGCATTTATTCTTACAGATGGCCCACCACCAGAGCCAACCGATAGCCCATTGGGCAACATTTTTGATCACGCTTTTCCACTGGCGGATCAGTTGTCAATGAACATCAACGAATCTGCCGCCAAGATGGTTCAGGAACATCCGGAATTTAAAAATATGTCCGATGTTATCATCGTGCATAGCATCGCTCTCATGCTGATCATCTGCATGATGAACCGTGAAGTTCTGGATACCAGTGATCTTGATACAACGTTTAGGAAGGTCAAGGGTATTACCCAAGACTATATCAAGCACCTCCTGACCACCGGAAAGGATCAAGTCAATTGATCATCCAGTTGAACCCAACCTTGCCATTGTTGACTCCCAAGGGACCAGCTTTGGCACATTTCCTCATAGACTACGGGGAAGAGCATCACCTGATGTGGGTATGCATTCAGGACACCAGCGGAGAGATTTGGACTTGGCCTAATCCACAGGTCAGGTCGCAAACGAACCCAAGTTTAGGGCGTCCCAAAATACCCAACACAACTTATGGTGTAGTTGATGACCATAAATGAAATGATCCAAACCGTTATTTGGACTAGTAATGCGAGGATGCGGGAACAGCTTCTGATGCTTCGTATTCTCGACCATTACGGCCCAAATTCCTTTGTCGCTACATTGGATGAAATAGCGGAAGCTACCCTTATGAACAGGGCGGTTGTGATCCGCGCTTTAAAAGGTCTTAAAGAGTTGCAGTGGGTGGATAGCGAGAGGATTTATAAAAACAACGGGACCAATCTTCCAGTTGTCCAAAGTTGCAAATACATTGTTACGATCAGCGATGAAAAGGAGCCAGTCACCACCCCCACGGAGTGACTGGCCCAAGTCACGAAGCGTCGCAGGAAGGAAAAACATGCGACGTTTCAATCTACCATATTGAACGCAACCTTTTCAACTTCAGAAACACGATTACCCCATCCTTTCCCAAAGTTGGACCATGTAGGTAATCCCTGAAGGAACGCTAATCTTGCTTCGCAGACTCTTGTAGCAATCTCACGTATGTTTGCCTCTTCAAGAGCGCGTAACGTGGCTGCTCCGATTTGTCCGTCTTGATTAACGCCAAGTACCGACTGCAAGGTTTTTGCCGCCCTACCCGTTCCCGAATTGATGGCAAAATCAAAGACGGCATAGTCTACCCCATATGGGAGCGAATCACCGTTTATTTTATCCCAGTAATTGGCCTTGTATAGCGGCATAACATCCGTGGGCGTTAAAGCCTTGATGTCATCTTTCGTAACTTCGTGACCTACAAACGCTTCCCACGTTGTTTTCGTACAGCCAAGATTGGTTGCCCCGCCGGGATCTTTCAAATTATCCGTATATCCGCCTTCATTTTTTAAAACTAACGCAAAACACTGTTCGAAATTATCTTTCATATTAAATCTCTTGCATGTTCAATTCTGTGGCAATTTGCACAAAGTAAAATACATTTTTTAGCCTCTTCAACCAAGTCTTCAAAAGGTAAATTTTGAATTTTTTCCGTAATACTAAATTCTTTTTTTGAGGGGTCTAAATGGTGAAAATCAAATGCGGCGTGATGATATACATTTCCGCATCCTTTACATTTGCCACCAAGAATCTCTATTAATTTTAATTTGATATTTTGCCTATTCCAAGTCTTCCAGTGGCTTACGCAATAACCATTCCCGTAATGTTTTTTCCCGCAGTTCTCAATTTTACATTTTCTATTTTTCTCTTGATGCCTAACTGGCTTATTCATATTTAAGCCTTTAATCATCCTTAAATAATGGGCATTACATAATCCCTTGCACAATGCTGGTTTTGAGCAGTCAACTTGAGAACACTCAAAACCTTTGTTCAAATGAATCGTCACTGTTTATTCCCCAAAGAAGCGGTAAGGGCATCTGTCTTTTGTTTAGAACCAGCAGATGAGCCAAAATAAAAGCCCATAACGCTCGTCCAAGCCGTGCCAAGCGTACCAATAAGCATTAGGAGAGCCTCACCACCCGTGGCGGGTAGACCGAAATGAAGAATGTACGCAATGATGCCGAAAAAGCCCAGCGTGACGCCAACCGCCAATACGCGGGGTATCCAGTCACGGGTAGCGATCTGCATTTGGCGGGCCGAATCACGGTCTTCTTCCGATATCTTTTCCAGATCAATGTCTAAAGATTTCATTTGAACTTTGAAATCGGCATCAATCTTTTTCAGCGCAGCCAACTGAT